CTTATTCAGAACGATTTAAAGTATATATGCAAACTGTTGCTAAATCTGAAAGTTATGAGGAAAGAAAAATTAGAATAAACGCATATAGATGTGGGTGGTATAGTTTCTTTAACTTCATACTGTATATCGTTCTGAATAAGTGCAATCTTTTGAAGATTTTCCATTTGCATATTTTTTATTTTCAACTTTTAATTTTTCTATTTTTTCCATTTTATTTGCTTTTTTATTATTAATATTTCAGTTTTTACATCCGTCCAATATCCGTATTCTTCATCGGTATCATTAGAATTATATAACACTTTAATCATCTCATCTACTGCAATTATTGCACATTCTACAGCGAAATCGTGATGAATACCAACATCTTGAAATTCTTTAATTAAATCTATTGTTTTTTCTTTTGGTGTCATAATTTACTTTTTTCGATTAATAATTTTTCTACTTCATTACTTACATTGTACTTAGCTTTGATTTGTTCAATAGTTCCCTTGCCTTCTTTAAGTGCATCTACACAACGAATAAAGTTAGATGAACCAACTTGCAAAACTTCTTTAGCTATCGGTTGTGGCTGGCTTGCTTTTTGACCATCATCGTCATCAGATTGAAGGCTCATCAGACTTTGTAACGTGTACCTACGGTAATAAGTCACCTGACTACCCAAAGCCTGTGCAGTTAAATTAGGACTTAAATCAATTGAACTTTCAATCATATCAAAAGTATCTATGTCGATTATCTGAGTGAATACTTTACCATCTTTAATAGGTTGTAACATTATTAAACCTTTCTCGAGTAGTATCGGTTCAACTGCTTCAATTAAAGCATTTAAATCGGCGTATGTATTCTTGAAGTGTGGATTTTTTGCGTTCTTTTTAACCACTCCAATTTCTTTTTTAGCTTCGTGTATTTTTGCGTAAATTTTCATAATTTCTCGTAAATTAAATCCATTATTTCTTCTATTTGTTTTTCTGAAAATATATCAGTAACATCAACATCTTGAATGTATACTGTTAAATCTTCGATGTCACCACCCTCCTCAGGTTGATACATTGTAGGTGGAACGTATTGATCGATGCTAAATTCGCATCCTAACTCAATGTCTAAAAATTTCACGTAAGTTTTCATAATTTCTTAGTTGTTTAAAAATTCTTCAATTTTATAGTCTAATCTTTCAGCAATTAGCTCATTTTTTTCTTCACCTTCAAGATCATTCCATTTATCGAATAACTGGCTATCGGTTGTGAATACTTTGAACATTTGACCGTCTGTAAATTCAATTGAAATTATCCATTGACCGTAACCCTTGCGAGTAAATTCTGTGTTGTAAATCGTTTTCATAATTAATTCGTTTTAGTTATATAGGACAAATATACATACTTATTTTAAATGAACAATAGTAAATTTAAATTATTTTAAATAAAAAAAGTGAGATAGTGTTTAATTACCTCACTTTTAAACTATTAACTAAAACTAAATTATTATGAATTATAAAGATAGTTAAATAATTGGATATTTCAACCCGTTATTAATCATTATTTCTTTTTTACTCAATGTTTGCCACGTATGACCGAATGTCTTTTCAAAGTGTGGCCCATCTTTAAAGGATTTCCAATCACCGCCCCAATTCCAACCTTTCGATTTAAAGAATTTTACCACGTTCATCCAATGTTCATCCATATCAAAAGATGCAGTTTCAAAAGTGCCGTTGTTATCTTTGTCTTTTAAAATTACAATGTCGAATGCCATGCCGTAGTTATGTATTGATTGACCTCCTTTTGCGTTCGTTACTTTTGGTCTTTGAGCGTATAGCTTATTTTGTTCATCAATTGACCTATAAACGTATGCAAAACGCAATCTAATACCTTTTGGGAGTAAGTTATTGCATTGTATATAATCTTTTTCTAACTCATCACGTAACTTTGGGTGAGCTGTTTTGATTCTGTTTATTGTGATTAAGTCCATAACCTTAAATTTTTGTTAGTTTAGCAATTGCCGTTGCGGTCGCTCCAATAGTTACCATAACCCCACCAATCATAGCTGTAGCTGGCAAACTTATTAACCCACCCCCGATTAACCCTACAATTATACCTAAATGTATAACTTTCTTGAAAAAGTGTGGCGTCTCAGCGTTCCATCTTTTGTTTATTTCTCTCATACTTTCTTTATTTTAAATTTCTCGGGAATAATTGCCCAACTAATTTGATTCGTTACAAAATTTTCAGATAATTTAGAGTTTTTCATTATTTGCATTTGATAACAATTAACTAACTTATTTTCAAGAGCTTCAACTCTATTGTTGGTAATCCACAACCAAGCTACTAAAACTCCTGTCACTCCGTATTTTTTCGTTATCTGTACAATTTCTAACATATTATTATTTTTTTAACTATAAATATAGTTATATTAAAGGATTTTCAACTATTTTTGGCTCGTAAACACTCAAAGATAAATCTTTAATGAATACAAGTTCTAAAGGACATTCATCTAAGTACCATAAACCTAGAATTAAATAGTATTCATTTTCAGATATTAAATAGTTGTTGTTTATGTCTTGTATAGGCTCGAATTTAATATATCCATTTTCTGAATTAATTAAAATGTCCTTTTGAATTTCTGTAATTAAATAAATATTAGTAGCCATATCTTGCTTTAAATTCATTATAGTCAGTTATTATTTGAGAATCTGAACGCATTTCATTGTATATTTTCATTTGTGAGACGTTAGCATTAATTACATAATCTTCTCCGTTTGTATTGCAAAGTAGAAATTTAAACAGTCCATTATTAGGTATAACAGTTTGTGTAGCGGTTGTTTTTAAAACTCCATTTATATATGTTTTAACTGTTGTTCCATCAAATGCTAATGTTATATACTTCCATAATGTTGTGGTATCACTAAATTGAACTGCTTGTAGAGCCGAAGTAATAGAATTTGAAAGTAATGAACGCAATCCATTACCATCCATCCAAGTCAATATACCTCCTCTGCTTATTGTATAATTAGAGAATGACCATAAAGTCCCTTGACCATTTATCTTAGCCCAGCAGGAGTAGGTAGCAGTCGACACTGGCTGAATGGCTGTATTCGTTCCAAAATCAATATAATCGTTTGTCCCGTCAAAGGTAAAATAACCGCCATTAGAAGAGCTATATCCAACTCCATTTATTAAAGTTCCATTTTGAGTACCTATTAAATCGATTACAGTTGTGCCACTACCCGAGTAGGATAAAGGATTTCCAGCATCAATAAATAATTTTAAAGAAGACGGATAGGAAGGTACACCGACCTTATTCATTGAACTTATTAATGGATAGTACATTATGCCTGAATATTATAGCCAACAATATCCCACTTTGAATCTGTTGAATTGTAAATAATACCTAAATACATAGTCTTACTAATTACCGTTGTAGTTGGTAAAGTAACTCCTATTGCTCTGTAGTTAGTTCCAAATGCTATTGTTTGTGCCGTTGCATTGTCTTTTATTCTAATCATTAACGCTTGACCTTCGCTAAATGTTCCTGTTGGATTTGCTAAAGTTAAACCAACCGCCTGAGCAGTAATTATAACCAAGTCATTCGTTGAAATTGGCGTAACTGTTGCTGAACTTGTTACATTTTGTACCCTTGCATCTAAGAAAGTTTGGTCTCCCGTATTCGTTCCACTCGTGTTTCCAATAACAGTTAAATTAGCATCTGTTACATATCTTTTATTTAAACTATCAGCTATATCCGCAGTTGTTATAGTTTCTAACACCCATACAGCCGTTGCCGTTGTTGTATCGGTGCAAATGTATAGACTACCATCGTCTAAAATCCATCTACTTCCAACAATAAAGCCTTTTGTATTATCATCCGTAGCACCTGGAGTAGTTGTGAAATTATGAGATACCTCTCTAATTGTAGTACCACCATCACCCATTACATAAAGTCTACCAGCTTCCCACTTTAACTCGTAACCAACTGAACAAATCTGTGCAATACCTTTTGCACCACCGTAGCCAGCATCAATAGTTCCCTTTCTTAATGTAGAAGTATTATCAAACAATACACCAACACCACCAGTAAACTCAATGTTATCAGTAGTTGTATTGCCTTCGGTCGTAACTTGTTGTAAGTCTTGAGCCACCAAACCACCAATAAAAGTATCCACCAAATCAGGAACAACCGCAGTTATATAAGTGTCAACCGCTTGCGTTGTTGGGTAAAGTGTATCGTTTATTGTTGTGAAATCAGTTACTTTATTCGTAACATCTTCACCGCTTAACGAAGCTAATGTTTGGTCTCCTGTATTTATTCCACTTTGATTGTCTAGCTTAACTTTGTCTTCAGCATTAAGTAAACCAGCATCTACACTTGTAGCTTGTGGAATAGTAACATCCGCACCCGTAGAACTTTCAATCTTAAAACTAGTTGCTGTTTTTGTACTTAACGATAAATTAGTTGTACTTGTCAATCCAGCATCTATAAAAGCTCTTATTTCAGCAACCGTTGTTTCATTTACACCGCCCTCATCTAAGATAGTGTCTTTGTTTTTTTGATGTGCTAAAATAGTAGGGAAAACATCATTCCATTCAGCACTACCCTCTATAGGAGTTACACCTGTAGAAATTTCAGTCGCTAACCACAACCTACCATCATAAGTTGCGAATTCGTCTACTAAATAGGTTCTGTCCACATCATATATTAATGTCGGGTCGTTAGTTTGACTTAAAGATATAAAGTCGTTGTAAATATTTATGAAATTACCATCAATTTCGGCATTCGTTAACGTGTCATCTTTGTTTATTAACGGTAAATTATCCGTTTCTCTTAATATTAAATTGTCTGTATTCATTAGCTTCCTATATTTCGGATTTTAATACCATTTGTAAAATTAACATTTTTATCGCATTTATATAACGGATAACTTGCTTTATTTCTTTGTAAATATTTTTTAATATTTTCTTCGCAAAATGTAGCTCCTGAACGTGCCTGAGATACTAATCTACTAATTGTTTTTTCCTCTACTTTGTCGCTGTATTGGTTAGTCTTGTGAACTAGTCCAGTTGCTGTAGATATTACATTTGAATTAGCTAAATATCTTGCGTAAGTAGAATAAACTAAATATTGTTTAATTCCATCTAAGTAATATATTTCATTTTGGTAGGTATATTGACCACCGTTGAAAAGCAAATCATATTTATCTAATGAAGGTAAAGCGGTGAAATCTGCTATTAAATCCAAGTAAAAAGCATCCCCTATTAATTCCCTTAAATCAAAGTTTTGAGCTTCTAAAATATGGGGAGTTAATTGCTTAATTTCATTTACATTTAAAGAAATTGACTTTACCGCCTGAATATTTGCAAGTGTTATTAATTTTGTTGTTATCATATTAATAGATTATTTTCTTTAGGTTCATAACCCAATGATATACGTATTTCATCTTCAGTAAAATATTGAGCATATGCCATGTCGATAGGTTTTGAATATTTCAAAGGTAAAATAGAATAGTCGTTTGAAGGGCAAATATTGTAGTAATAATTGCTAAATATTTCAGTTAATATTTCTTCAATTACCAACCTATCATCACTTGTTATACCGTTATAATAGTCGAATGCGTCACTAATTGAAGAAATATTAACTGAAATATTTAGCAATTATTACTACAATATTTGCCCTTCAAATGATTATTCTATTTTACCGTTAAAATATATTAAAGCTATTGCACCCGAATACCTTTCATACTATACAAAAAATGAAATTCGCATAGCAAATGGAGATGAGGAGGCAACTGATGTTAAAGCTGATACTACTTTATTAGCGGTTACTTTGGGTGTCGGTGGTACGCAAGCCTTGACTTCTATTTTAAGCGACCCATTATTAACTATCGACCAAAAGAAAGGAACATTAAAGGTATTATTCGGACTTTCAGATGAACAAACAAATCAAATGGAGCTAATGGATATTCATTCATAGGTGAATAGTAGATTTGACCTTTGTAATTTTCCCAACCTCCAGCGTCCTCAACTTCTTGTTCTACATTTGCAGGATTGTAAGGATTTATGTAAACTATGTCATTTTTATCAAATTTCTTGTGCTTAGTCATTCCCCAGTCGTCATAAACTTCAATCATTCCGAAACGTTCATCACCTTCAGGAACTAGTCTACAAAATTCAAAAGGTATTAAACTAACTTCCCTTTTTTGATAAAGTCCATTGTAATTAACGTGTATAGCAACACCGCCGAATTTACCAAAATCTTTAACTAATTTTCGTACGAATTTATCCGTAGTTTCACCTTTTGAATTTATCTTACTTTTATAGAAATCGGTATCTTTTAAACCACCTCCAAAAACAAATTTTTCGTATAATTTTAAACAAGTTTTTGCCGTACCCGAATCATTGACAATATCAGTTACCCTTTGTGGATACTTATTGTCAAAGTCGTATTTCTTTACAAAAAAACCAATGTTATCTATAACATCAATTCTTTGCGTGACCTTTTGAGCCGTAGATTTAACTTTAGCCATTACTATTTACGTTTAGCTCTAGTTCTTTTAACAGCTTGAACTACTTCTTTAATTTCTTCAGCTAGTTCTTTAATATCTTCTTTAATACCAACTATTTTTTTCCAATTTTCAGGTACTTTTTCAAAGAATTTAATTAATACTGGATTGTGTTTTAAAGCCGAAATACATTGTTTATCAGTTGAATGCTCTGTAATTGTGTCAACTCCGAACGACATTATTACCGCTCCCTTTTTAACGTGAAATTGTTTTTCCATTTTTTCTGTTATTTTATTTGTAATGTTTGGACGTTTTAATGCGAAAAATAAATCCTCTATACATTCGCACTTTTGAGCCTTATTTAGACTAATTCCAAATAAAGTTATGTTTAATTTATTAGCTTCTTGCCACTCAATAGAAAGGTGGTTACCTCTCCATATACTTTTGGTTTTTTCGTAGCTTAATACTTTGTCAATTTCGTTTTGCATATCTTAAAAAAAAAGGGTATCAAATAAATGACACCCTTAAATTTAGTAATTATTTTTGAATTAATCCAATAAACTATCTACAACCGCTTTTGAACTTGCATAATTTGTAATAAACAAAGAGTTAGGAAGTCTAGGCTCTTTATTATTAATTGTAGTGAAAGTGAAATCAAAAGCTCCTTGAGTATCCGCATTGTTTGGGTCACGTTCAAGAACTGACATTTCCAATCCTGTAGTTAAACCGTAGATTTCAAATGCTGAATTTCCTGATACTCCTTTAAAGTAGTTTTCAGTTATAATAACAAAACGACCATCTTTCATTGAGTTCAATTGTTCTTTAATTTCAGGTGATAAGTCAAAACCTTTCATTTGAACTGAGTGATCGAACATATTGTTGAAACCAACTTTAACCATCATTGCTTTTGGTGCTATAGAATTGTTTTTACCATCAATTTGGTAAGCAAATTTTCCAACCGCTAAGACAATATCCTCAACTGTTGCTGTATTTACCGCATCAAAAACGATTGATGAAATATCATCATAATTAAAGATAACAGCTCTATCACGAGTACCCCCTTGCATCGGAGTATCACAACTAATTAAAATGTTTGATGCAATCGCACCACATACTACTGACATATTTATAAATTTTTAAAAGTGAATAAAAAGGGAGTGATTAGCTCCCATTTAATATTAATATGCTACTTGAATTTCGTAATCAAGAACTACTTTTGCATCGATATTGAAAGCGAAATCAATAAAGTTTTTCTTAGATTTTTTGTCATTGAATACGTCCATTCCTGACATTGCAGTAACTTCTTCAGTACCTACTTGTAAGTTTGTAGGAGTTACTAATACTGCTCTATGAGGTGCGATTACATCAAACATTTTAATTAGTTGTGATACTCCGATGCAAGGGGGTACTCGTTATAGAGCTGTTATCTTTAATTATGATGATATTTCATCCATCGTTT